CTCCGTAACGACCAATAATGACAGGCTCAGCACCTTGCCAAACTAGAACACCCGTAGAGTCGCCAAAGTTATGGTCACTGCGTAACCGTTCTTTAATGTTATCTACGAGAATATCAAAATCACTCATGGCATCTTGTGATTCGGTATGCAATGAGTGAACATATAGTTGAAGTATTACGGTGTAATCAACACGCTTCCAACCATTAGTTGCGCCGCCAATTGCTAGGCGGTTTTCTCTTTCTTGTGCAATAAAAACTACGCAGGCAGAGCGAGTCATTTGCCCTGGTTGCGCATTTACTTGAAAATTTATGCGCTTAGGAAAAGAGGTAAATACTTGATTTAGTGTAGCAATTGGGGGATTGGCTATAAATTGTGCCAGCGTATCCCTTACGCCAACGCGCCCGCCCATTAACGCACCCTGCGATATAGATTGACCATATCTAATGCCAGTTTGATTTCACCTGCATAACGCTGATTATTGCCAATGTTTGTCGTTGGTTGCGTTGTTAGATTCATGGTCATAGACGCATCACCGCGTTGTTTGATAAAAGCGCTTGTCATAAGAATGGTGGCTTGTTTGATTGCAAAAGGCATATTGCTAAACCCTGCACCTACATGAGAATGTGCTAGGGGCGCTGTTAAAGGCACTGTGGTAGAGCCGTAAGTGTAATTTGATGCCACCGTTACAGATTCCGCGTTAGCGCCATCAATGATTCTGTATGTTTCTCCTGGCAAAATACCTGAAGGATTGAAAACGGTCAGGCTTGATACTCCTAAAGTTCCGTTACAAGTTGTGTTTACATAGCCTGCAATATAGGTGTATTTGGTAAACAAAGGTATGCGCGGACCATAAGAGCCAAAAGCAAGAGGTCCTGAACTTGTATAAGTGGTATTGATTTGGCTCAGCGGGATAACAATTTGTTGGCTTTCAAACCAGCATTGAGATGGGTCGTTTAATGTCTGTAAGTTATTAGGACTACTGCCCCATTGGAAGGCAGATAAAGAAATAATTGGATTCTTATTTGGGTGTAGATAAATATAACCTTCACCGCTCATGCGCACTCTCTGTGTTTCTGTTACAGGGTTTGCATGTAAATCTTGATTTAGATATTCATTTAGATATGAAGTAGCGCGAAGAATTACGCGGGATAATTCCGCATCTTGCGCATTAGCATTTCCGCCTACAACTAAATTGTTGTAATCCAGCGAGGTTGGGGCGTTCTTATATTCCGCTAAGGTGATGTAAGGCTGTTCATTAAATCCTGTTTGCGGTGTTACGCCCACTGCCATGATTACTCTCCATCTCGTGCTATGGGTGATTCGTTTTCATGTCCACAACGCCCACATTTGCGGAACCAACCATCAAACCCACATTGTACGCAACTAAAACCTCTACGGTAGTCACCTTGCGCATAAGGATTAAGTGATGCTTCAAAAAAACCTTCACGCTTCATCGCGGCTCCATGATTAGCATTATCTACATTGTAGATACCACCCTTGTCAGGGTTATATTTTTTGCCGCCTATAACTGTTTCTTTTACGCCCCTATCAGGAGCAACAAATCTACCCATGATGCCTCCTTGTTATGAGAGAGTGCGACTTTTCAAATATGCCGCACTCTCTCTAACTATTTAGTTGTTATGCAGGAATGATTCCTGAAACTACGCCGTTCCAAGCAGGAGCGGTGCAGAAGAAGGTTCCACGGAAGTATGTGGAGAAGTCGTATGAGAACTGTACGACAGGCCACTGAATACCCATGTAATCCTGAACCATGAAGTTTGCCCATACATCTGATACTTCAGTATCAGGAATTGGCAATGTGAAGGAAAGAACAGGCGCAATACCTTGATTGAGCCATGGGTGAACCATTAGGTCCACTGCTTTTCCTGTTACTTCGTTCTGAAGTCCAGTAACAATGGAGCCGTAGGTGACGCCATCTTTTCCTGGTTCCTGAATTGTTAGACGGTAGTTAGCGGTAGAGCCACTCTTGATTGCATCAGAGAGTTGCTTACGGTCATTTCCGTTTAGCAGTACTAGGTCAGGGTCAGCCTTTACATTCTGGTACATGGTTGCAAAGACATCTTGGAATTCAACGCCTGGATTAGCAGTGCTGAATGTGCTATTTACTGCATTGATTGCACCTGAAATTGCAGGGTTCAAAACAGTTGGAAGGATTCCGTCATAACCAGTTGCATAAGCAGAAGTATCTGCGGTTGCGCGAGTTGCGGCGGCTCCTGTTGTTGAGAACGCAAAGTTGTTAGCAAGAAGTGAGGTTGTACCTGCACCATTGATAACTGCCGTTAGCGCGCCCTTAACTGTTCCCTGATACTTGAGGTTAGCAAGACCAGTTGTGGTTCCAACATAAATGTTGTATCCAAGTGCGCCTGCTACCGCTGGGAATGTAATTTCAAGAACATCACCAGTGTTTACAGTTTCGCTACCGATTGCAGAAGCAATAGATTCACCAAAACCGTTAGCAGAAATACCTGCGTCTGCGGTTACTACTACATAGTAAGTTCCTGAAGCGAGAGCAGTTTGACCTGTTGCCGCGGCTGGAGAAGCAGTTACTACGCTTGTTACCTGAGCAAGTGCGCCTGAGTAACCTGATGCGGTTCCTCTTGCGAATAGCATCATTCTTTCTTCCATCAACATTGTTGCATAGAGTGTTGATGTTGAAGATAGTTGGCGTAGGTCCTGATAACCAAGACCTGAGAAGTTTGCATCAAATGACACGCTGTCAGATAGTGAGTATGAGTTGTATGGCAATACTAAATCATCAGCGGCATAAGAAATCTGAGGTCCGCGCTCTAGTGAGAGTGAACCAAATGAATTTGTTGTGCTTTCTGTGACTCCTGGCCATAGGTTTCCAACTCCGCCTGTACCTGTACCTGTGTAACCAAGAATTCTCTTGACACGGTGTGAAGTACCGACACCCTTCTTACGAGGGATTCTGTTGCGGAGAGGTGTTGGGCGAGGGGTAAGCATCTTTGCAGGTGCTTCCAAGTCAAACGCCGCAAATGATGTTGATAGAGGTGATGTTGTTGTGATTTCCTTCTGAATGTCCTGCATCGCAACTCTTTGTGCGGCAAGTGCGTTCTGAAGTCCAGCCATTGCATCAGGAGCGAGCGACTTGTTTGTAGCAAGTGCTTCCAATGCGGACACTGGGTCAGCCTTAGGTGCAAGACCTGGAACGGTGCTTGAATTGCTAAGTGACTTGTCTAGTGTCGCAAGGTACTCCTCATGACGCTGAGCGGCTTCTACTGGCGATACATCGCCAAATAGGTCCGTTGCGCGTGGCATTTCAGCCATAATCGGATTTCCTTTCGTTGTTTGGTTTATTACTTGCTTTCGGCGTTGGCTTTAGCAAGGAATTCCTTTGCTAATGTTGTATAGCCTTTTGCAAGTGTTGGGTCGGTTGTTGCTTGTGCTTTCGCGTTATATGCGGCGGCTTTTGCCAATAAATCATTACTGGTTTCGCTCACTGGTTTTGCAGTGCGCTTAGGTCCGCCTGCCATTGCGAGAGATTTCGCCTCAGCCAACTCAGTTGCCAAACGGTCTGCCTTTGACTCTGCCGCCTCTTTTGCGGACATAAGTTCTGCAATTTCCGATTTGATTGACTGTGTTGCGCTCTTGATTGCTTGCTCTACTATGGCTTCAACATCTACTGATTTATCCTCAGTAGAAACTTCTTCTTCTTTTACATCTTCTTCCGCAGGTGCTTCTGTATCGGCAGGAGCGGCTTCTTCAGCCTTTTCTTCTGCTTCATCTGCTTCAGCGGACTTAGGTGTTTGGTCAGGTGAATACATTTCTGCGGTTGATACATTTGATGGCTTTGCAACATTTGCATAGTCATTTGTTGTAGTCATACCGTGGTCACTGCCTGGTTGATTGCAACCACATTCTAAGCACTTAGAAATCTCTGCGGACTTCTCTGCTTCTTCAGGTTTGTCAGCGTCAGCGGCAAAGTATTTATCGCACATGGTTTTAACCATGTCATCTTTCATGCCTGCTTCTTTGCAACGCTTCATGTAGTCAGCACGCTTTTCACCTTTTTTAGGTTTCATTTCTTTTGCTTCTGCGGCTTTATCTTCAATAATATCTTCTTGCATAACTTCTCCTTCTGCTTCCTCACCTGCGTACCACGCAAATAGGTGATGAACTGCGGCGATTAGGTGAGAGAGCGAGGATTCTTCATTAGAACCTTCGCCCATTTCTTCTGCTTCAATAGCGATAAGTTCTGCCAACGCTTGTCTTGCAGAGTCGTAGGTTTGCTTATCAAACTTAACAAGGTCGCCACCAACATAAGCCTTAGATAATTCAATTACCTCATCGGCTAGTATGGTCATGGCTTCCCTTTCGGTTATGTCTGATAATTCTATGCTATCTACCGCCTTCTCTGTTTTCTTTTTGTAAGTTCCGCCGCGCTTCTTGTATTCACGGACCACCCAAGCATTTGCTACCGCAGATGGGTAAACATCAAATTTTTGCTTAGCCTCACTTACAACGCGGCTGTATAATTCTTTGTCCGCAGGCTGAGATTTGCCTCCACCGCGTAACATATTCTGATAGTCAGGCTTCTTTTCTTCCTTCTCAATCAGTTCTTCTACCTTAGACATTTCGCTTTCGCCCTCTGCGGACTTAGCAAGAACCAACTGGCAATTAGGGTTAGCGGGTCTATCAACCAGGCTTACCTCAACAATTTTGCCATCAATGATGCGACCATTAGCCGCTTTTTGGTCACGCACAACGCGTGGGTTTTTAATTCCGATTGAAAAACCTTTAAGCACTCCTGTATCAACCTTCTTTACAGAAACAGGGTCCACAACTAGCGCATGTATGTAATGTCCGTCTGCACGCTTTTCGTATTCTTTGGCTACGCCTGCGGCTATGTTGCTGTGTTGCTCGCGGATATTTCCGCCTGTCTTGAACCATTCAGGCATTGCATTATCTAGCCATACAGGGTCACAAATTTGTTGGTCAATGTCTAATGTGTCATCGGTAGCCTTGCCATAGACCAATAAAGTGCCATCGGCATTTTTGTCCGCTTTAATTATGTTAAAGAAAGCCGTTGTTAGATTAGTCATTGATGCTTTGTCCTTTTTCTTTTCTCGTTTAGCGATTGAGTTAGCCCATGATTTTCCTGCATCGCCGCCCCATAGGAGCCATGCGATATATCCCGCAGAATCAACACCCCAACCCTCGCCTTTCTTATCTACCTCGTGGCGGGCAAAATAAGAAACCATGCGATTGACCGTTGATAATGATATTGCTTTTCCGTTTGAGAGGTCACGCGCGCGAGCCACTCCGACAGCCGTACCGCCCCGCCCATGTTTTTCACGCAGTTTCAAACCACGCTTTGCGTTGTTCCTTACTGCTTGTGGGGGTATAAAGCCATCAGCCATTTAATCCTCATCTTCTATAACAGAAAACTTTGGTGTAACTGTACCTAATTTTTCCATAGCCTTGCGGCGTTTATCCAATTCTATTTGAGCCGCAGGCACTCCAAATTCTGCCGCTTCCATAACTGCTTGTAATGTTTGTTCTGCCCAATCAATATCATCGGTGCAATCTTCTTTTCTCACTCTTTGCCTTCCTTTGCTTTTCTTGCGGATTGTGTAAGGTATCTATCTGCAATCAAATTAGGATTAAGCAACCATGATTTATAGGGTTGCGACAACGACTCTATGCCTGAAACTTTGCGGATTTCCGTAATCAATTTATCTAATGATTTACGGTTGAGTCTTAGGTGTAGTTGCCCTAAGCGCCTGGATAGTTCTACTTCATTCATGGCATCTCCTTCACTATGACTGCGGTACGGTTCAAAATAATGTAGTAATCAGAGCCAATCGGAGGCTCTCCCCATTTGATTACAGGTGTTGGAATACGAATTGCGTCATAACCTAGAGCCGCGGCAACCGCGCTTGCATCATCATAAAAATCTTGGGCAAATTCATATTTATCGTTGCCAAATAATTGACCTGAGAGCCTTGGTATATCTTCTATATTGACTACCTTTGCCTGTGGATTTAGAACCGCATCTATAACTTCTCCGTAACGCAGTTTTTGTCCTTGCACATTTGTTTTAGCAAAAGACTCCGCCACATCACGAGTACTAGCAAAATAAGTGCCATCGCCAAACATGCCCTTGCCTATGAATGGGTCATCGCCCTGGAGGTACTGTTGTATAAAGGCAGATGGTTCTGCTTTTTTATTACTTGATACGCCCCTGTAAACAGGAACAGCGCCTTCATCTACATACTTTTTATATTCAGCGGCACTTACAACTTTTGGTTTTCCATTAAAGCCTTGTGATGCCAGGATATTCTTGAGAAAGATGTTTTGCCCATCTTTATTGAATGAAGAATAATCAATTTCCCCGTTTGGTTTAGTGCCATAAAACTCATTGCTTTTTTGTGCCGTAAAGAAACTCACAGGTTGTTTAGCCGCTACATAATTACTTACAGGTACAACGGGTGTGCTTATTACAGGAGCGGCAGGGGCTTTCCATAGAAACTCCTTAGCCATAGCCTGTACAAGCGGATTGTCTGTTGTGCCTTTGGTTAGATAAAACTCAGCAAACATTTCAGCATAAAACTCTTTAGTGTTCTCACCTGAGTATTGCGACATAAAGGCTTTGCCTGCAAATTCTTCTTTATATTCTTCAATTATCCGTTTTGTTGTTGCGTTTTGTATTGATTCTGTTTTAGTAAAAGAACCACCTTCATCAAGCGTATGACCCCACTCATGCGCAAGGGTGTATTGCCTCTGCGGTACTGTTGTAATCGCTGGCATTTTGTAACCACCCTCTAAGGCTATTGGTCTATCTGCCATAACCGTATCGGGCTTTAACCAAATTTTTGCATCGCCTAGAAGCGCACTACCGTAGGCATTACCCCTATTAGAAGCCACGAAAATTGTCATTTCTTTACGCGGGTTTAGTATTTGCAATTCTTCTACTTCTTTTAATAATTTTTCTTGTAAATTCTTTGGTACTTTTGTACCTGCGCTATAAAACATGACGCGTATAGGTCCATTGTTGTAAACAATACCTGATTTAACTAAAGCAATATCCGCCGCAGGAATAGAACGCCCTGCATCTACAAGCGAAGCAATTAACCCAGGCTCCGCATTTGGATTTAACTTTGTGTATCTATCAATTACTTCTTGCCGTCTTTCTTCTGCGGTTAATAATGTCCATTGACCAGGCACAAAGTCAGGTGATGCAACCGCCCTAACAGGTATTTCTCCCGCAGTTGGCGTTATATCCGTGATGCCAACTGGCGCGGGCGTGGGAGGTGCGACAACGGTGGCTCCAGGTAATTCATCAACAAATCCAGGTATTACAGGAGCCAAAGCACATCGGCAGTTAGGGTGTGCAGGTGGTCTTTGGTCGCCTGATGCAAACTGTTGCCCTATGTTTACAATTTGATTTGCGTTCTGCGCACAAATCTTGCAAGGGTCAAACACAAGCCATTCCATTTGTTGCACGCCTGCTTCTCTATATCTCACTGATGTTGCGTAAGAGATAGCGCGGTTTTGTTCTGTAATGGCGATTGTTAATGCGCGTGCGGGGCTTGCAACATGATTCATAATGTTCCTGGCAGAGCGTTTTGCATCTAAACCAAGCGCAATAGCCTCGCCAATGGAATTACCTAAATCATTTAATGTTGCGTCAGAAAAACTTTTCCAAGTAAATCCCTGAGCCTGCCTTAACAAATTCATCAGTCCAGGTTTTTTTGCAACAAGAGAAGCGGCTTCATCGCCTGCTTTCCATTTAGACCAATCAACTACGCTTGTTGTATCGGCTTTCTTTGCTTCTTGCGCTTCAATCAATGCCTCACCTGCCGCTGTGTAACCAAGTGCAAGACCTTCAGCCCATAATTTATCTACAACGCTTTTTAGCGGCTCTAAGTTAGGGCGTATGTTGATGATTGCCCATGCTCTTGCTCTTACGCGCTGTTGCGGCAGGCTTAGAGTTAAATCAGGCGTGGTTGCTAAATAACCCTGGTAAGCACGCTCTGCATCTAATTGTTGTCGTAGAGCGGCTCTTACTAATAGTGCATTTTTTGCCGCTAAACGCGCATCTGCCTCTAATGCGCGTTCCCAAGTCATGTTAAATACGCTTTAGCGAGCGCTCTTGCGGTGTCTAAATCTCCCTCAAACGCGCAACGGTTAAGCGCTTCACCAACAATCGGGTCTAGGCTCTTGAATTCAAATAGTCTTGCGCGTTTTCCTTTGGAAGCCCATTTCATAAATGATTTTACTTCAGCCCTAGTTTCTGCATCAACTTCTTCTTCAGTTTGTGACGCTTCTTCAGGCGAGATTTCTTCAGGCTTCTCATCAACGGTATTAGGAGTAGTGGGTGTGGTCGGTGTGGCATCAGGACCCTCCAAGGTTGGCGCAGATGTAACTTCTTTAGCGTTAATAATTCCTTCTGATGAGAATAAAAATATGTCTGAGCCCGCTACAAGCAAAGGCATATCTGCTTGAGGAGTATCCAATAAAGGCAGACCAAGTTCAGAGCGTCTTTCATTTATTGTTTTACCTGCGCCCTTTATTTCAATATCCGCCTTCCTTGCGCTTGATTCATTATCTAAGCGCTTGCTAGTCATGAGGCGGAACTCAAGTTCACGCGGCATGCCTAAATATGTGTAAGAAAGATTAGAAACCATCTTGCTAATCCATGATGCAATAGGACCAACGCCTATGGCTTCTGAATTTTCAGAGCGTGCTTCTTCAAACCCTTTACCGCCTAATCCACCCTTAGGTGCAAAGCCAATTTCTGATGGCATCACGCCAAAGTGTCCGCAAATAGAGGTAATTAAATAATCATCTAAAGTATCTTTGAATTTCTCGCCATAGCCATCATTAACAACAGGAGTTAGACCCTTAGGAAGTAGGCGAGCGCGTTTGCGTTGCTCTGTCTGTCCTGCAAGGTCATCATTTAATATGTTTTCATAGGCTCTAAGTAGGTCAGGGTTATTTCCCCAATCCTCATCAGTAGTAAACATCAACTCAGGGAGTACGCCGTCTGTGTATTCGGCTCTCAACCATTGTTGCCTTCTTAAATAAATATCTGCCAACGGTAATGCGCGCTCTACTGGACTAAATCCATAAACGCTAATGCTTCTACGATTACGCACCATGTAGGCAAGTTGGTCGCTGGTAAATTCACCATCTGCCTTAGGGTCCTCATCAGTTGCAGAGAACTCAGAGCGTGGGAATCCGTAGAGAATTTGCTGATATGCCGCGTTTGGTGGCATTGGTCGCATACCGCGGTCATCAATCAAAGGTTTAATTGTTGAACCATCAAGAATTTGGAAACCATATAGTTCGCCGCCTACTGTTGGTTGTGGATATACAGCCCAACCATCAATTACAAGAATGTCCTCAAGTGCAATGTTTAACCAATCGCTCCAAATCAAACCATTTGCTTTGTCAGGTGTTTCCCAAAATGTACGAAGGCGGTTAATTTCATCTGTGTATTTTTCGCGTGCGCGTGCCATTGCGCGTACATGGTCGCCACCTGATTCTGCGGAAATCTTTTCAGAGGCATCGTTTCCTAGAACAATATCCCATTCAAGTCCGCTCATTTTGTTCTTAGTTACTTCCAAGCATCGGCGGAGAATGTCAATACTGTCAGCCGCGGCTCGTAATGTCTTGAAAGGAACCAGGCGTGTTTCAGTTACATTGATGTTTTGCGCTACTTGATATTCATAGCGGCGTGGTTGTGGTCGCCCATTGTCTTGCAGAGGATTAATTGCCCCTGGAGTAATGGGTAATCCTGGACCAAAAGGAACTTGTGCGCTAAATGGTGCGCGTGGCAATGCTATTGAGTTGCCGTAAGTCTGACGCATGGTTAGCGCATCTGCTTGATTGCGCATTTCTGATTCGGTCATGGTGACAGAACCCGCGGGCAGGCGTGGCGCTTTTTCTATGTTGCCTGTTGCGATTACTTTTGCGATACGGTCACGCAGACCCATGTGTACCCCTTCTTTTACCCCTTGTATATCAGGCGTGTTGTAATGATAGCCATTTTTGGGCTTGCGTGCAGTGATAAGGTCGGGCCATGAATCTTGTTCAAAAGGCGGTTTCAAATGGGGGCAAATTAGCGCCCTTAGTCATAAGTCATGGTCTGACCTCAGGCACGGGTTTAATGAACCCATCAATTTACATAGATGATGATGGTGACATTTTAGTAAATCTGCGTCATGTCAATTACACCCTTTACCATGCAGAAAATTCTCAAAAGTTCCCTAGCCGTTGGGGTCCGTTGTCTTATTTACACCCTGAGAAAGACAGAAGATTAATTACAACTAATTACTTGTGTCGTGTAAACAAAGATTTAGTAATGACTGACTACACAAAAGTTGATACCTCACTTTTAGATGTTGAGCCAATATGGGAGTTTGTAGGTGAAGAAGATTGCCGCGTAGTGCAATGGGAAGGTGATTATTACCTTGTTGGTGTTCGCCGTGATACGACAAGCAACGGGCAAGGTCGTATGGAGTATTCAAAAATTGAATTAGATAAAGACGCTTGGACCGCCAAGGAAGTCAGTCGTGTTCGTATCCCTGCGCCCGCGGCTAATGATTCTTATTGTGAAAAGAATTGGGTCCCTGTTATTGATAAGCCTTATCATTTTATTAAATGGAGTATGCCTACTGAGTTAGTTTATGCAGACCCAACCTTAGGAACTTGTGAACAAGTGTTCTTGCGCCATACCCCTAACGCTCCCGCAGACCAGCGTGGGTCTAGTCAGGTTATACCGTGGGGCGGTGTGTACATACAGATTACCCATGAGGTTAATTTATTTAAGAATTATCTAAAACAAAAAGACGCAATCTATCGCCATCGCGTAATTGTTTACGATAAGGAACTTAATTTTGTAGGCATTAGCAAACCTTTTACTTTTCTTGATGCTCGCATTGAGTTTTGCGTTGGGGCGGCTCGCTTAAATGATGATTTATTAGTAAGTTTTGGCTTCCAAGATAATGCCGCATTTATATTACAAGTACCGCAGTTTGTTGTAGAGGATTTGATAATGGAGGCGCTCGCTTATGAACATTGAAGATTTGATAATTGCACTATCCCATAAGCCATTTAATCCTGAACTTAACTTTAAAGTAGCGGTGAAATATGAGGAATTACATCAGAGCGCTTCAGCCGTTTCTTTCTATTTGCGCACTGCGGAATATGGCTATGACAACGCCCCTGCGCTTGTATATGCCAGTTTATGCAAGGTAGCCCATTGCTTTGAGGAACAAAAAGACCGTGTGTGGACTGTGAGCAATTGTCTGTTGCAGGCTGTCCAATATCTACCTTATCGCCCTGAGGGTTATTTTCTTTTATCGCAATTTTATGAAAAGGCCCAGCAATGGCAAGAGGTTTATACATGGGCTGAGATGGGTTTGCGTACAGAGGTTTTGCCTGACCTGCCTGTAGGTGTCGGCTATACAGGTCGCTATTGTCTTGAGTTCCAAAAAGCAGTTAGCGCTTATTGGGTAGGTCGCCCCCAGGAAAGTAAAGAGATACTTGTAAGGTTAAGTCAGATGGATTTACCATTGGAATATCAAAAGGCAATAGAGGAAAACTTAGGGAGGCTCAGTGCTGTTCTTTGACATTGGCGCTAATCGTGGAGATGCGACACTAGCGGCATTACAAAAAGGTTATGATGTTGTCGCGGTAGAACCTGCGCCGCGTGTGTTTAGTCAGTTAATTAAAAACTTTATTTACAATCCGCGTGTTACACCCCTACGCTATGCCATTAGCGATACTGATTATGACCTTGTTGAGTTCTATGAGTGTGTTGAAGATGGTCTAAGCACACTAAATAAAGACTGGCTAACCAAACAAACTATGCCTTATGCAGGTAAGGAATACCGCACAATCAAAGCAACCACCATAACTATAGATACATTGGCAGATAAATTAGGTACGCCTGACCTTATTAAGATAGATGTGGAGGGCGCTGAATGGAATGTGTTGCGCGGTATGAAGCGTAAATATCCTAAGGTGGCTATGGAATGGACTTTTGAAACGCTAGATGAACACGATAAACAATGCGATTACATGTATGAATTAGGTTATCGGCATGTTGCCGCTCAATACATAGAAGAACATCTAAAAGAGCCTAAAGAATGGTTTGAATTAATGCCCGATAATACAAAACAAATGCTTATATGGCATCAAGAAACTTCTGATGCTTGGATAGATGGCGGTTGGCAGATTGCAGGACTTAGACCTACCGCCGATGTAGGAATGTTATGGTTTTCCTAAGCGGCTATATCACCTGTTACCGTGAAGGTGTTTGTACCTGTACAAATGATTGCCGCTACACTGTATTGTGCGCGTAATTTTAATCCTGGAGTACTTGTTATAGTTACACCTGATGCAACAATAGTTGTTTGACCAGCGCCAATTTGTTGAACATAAATAACTTGACCTGTAGTAAATACTCCTGAAGGAACTGTTAGATTGTTTCCAGCGGCTACGCTCATTGTTACAATTTTGTTTACATCGCTTGCATCAAGTGTGTAAGAAGCAACACGGGCATTGAATGTGTATGTAGGTAATTCTCCATTTGTACCTTGCGTTCCTAATGTGCCTTGGGTGCCTTGTGTGCCAGTAAGACCTTGTAGCCCATCTGTTCCTTGAGCGCCTGTTGTACCTTGAGTTCCTTGGACACCTTCAGTTCCCTGCAAACCAGTTAAACCTTGGTTGCCATCTGTTCCTTGGATACCAACAGTTCCTTGCGTTCCTTGCGTACCTTGTGTACCTGTATTTCCCTGGATTCCAGTTGTTCCTTGAGTACCTTGAGTTCCTTCAATTCCTTGTAAACCATCAGTACCTTGTATGCCAGTTTCACCTTGTACGCCATCAAGTCCTTGAGTTCCAGTTTCGCCTTGGATTCCATCAAGACCTTGAGCGCCAATTAATCCTTGAGTTCCCTGCACACCTGTCGTTCCCTGAGTGCCTATTGTTCCTTGAGCGCCTGTTGTTCCCTGAGCCCCATTTGCTCCAGTAATTCCTTGAGTTCCATCAGTTCCCTGGATTCCCTCTAATCCCTGCGTACCTGTTTCGCCTTGGATACCTTCTAGACCTTGTGCGCCTTCTAATCCTTGCGCACCCTCAATTCCTTGCGCGCCAGTTTGTCCTTGTGCGCCAGTAGTTCCCTGAGTTCCTTGTAAACCAGTAATTCCTTGAGTTCCTGTTGCACCCTGTGTGCCATCTAAGCCCTGCGAACCAGTAGTTCCCTGTGCGCCTTCTAGTCCTTGTAAACCTTCTATTCCTTGAGAACCTATTTCACCCTGTACGCCCTGTGTGCCTTGAGTTCCTGTTGTTCCTTGTAACCCTGTTGTTCCCTGAGTGCCAGTTGTTCCCTGAGAACCAACAAGACCTTGTGTACCTTCAACGCCTTGCAATCCTTCAAGACCTTGCGCACCTGTTTCACCCTGCACACCTTGCGTTCCCTGAGAACCAGTTATTCCCTGTAGTCCTTCTACGCCCTGAAGCCCTTGTGTTCCAGTTGTTCCCTGAGTTCCTGTAGTTCCTTGCGCTCCTGTTGTTCCTTGTACGCCAACGCTTTGCGTGATAAAAGAAAGTTTTTGGTTATTAGAAAAACCCGTTGTACCTGTTCCGCTTGATGCTAAAAGCGTTACGGGCAAAGTTATATAACTATTTGCAACCAATGTGGGTGTGCCGTTTACTTCCCACTCTTGATAATTGTTGGAATTAACTTCATCTTGAATAACAAAAATGTCATTATCTTTGATGTTTGCTAACAAAACATCAATGTCCACACCTGGTAATGTTAAGTGAGATACATAAATTTCTGTTGCAGAAGTTTGTGTTGCGTTATTCCATCTAATTCTGCCAGCACCAGGTACAGGTGTTTGTACATTAGCGTCTGCTTCATATTCAAAAATTGATGATGATGTTCCGCTTGCTCCAGTAATACCTTGTACGCCCTGCGTTCCATCACCGCCCTGAATACCTAAAATTCCTTGTGTGCCTTGAGTACCTTGTACGCCTTGAGTACCTTGTAAGCCGTCTGTTCCTTGAATACCCTCAAGCCCTTGAGTTCCTTGTGTGCCTGTACTTCCCTGCGCACCTGTTAGCCCTTGTATTCCCTCCGTGCCTTGTGTTCCTTCTGTTCCTTGTGCGCCCTCTAAGCCCTGCAATCCCTGTGTACCAGTTTCACCCTGTATTCCTGTAAGACCTTGCGCACCAGTATCACCTTGAATTCCTGTTGTTCCTTGCGCGCCTGTTTCTCCCTGTATTCCTTCAACGCCCTGAATACCAATAATTCCCTGTGGTCCAACAATTCCTTGCAATCCGTCAAAGCCCTGTGTGCCATCTAAACCTTGTACACCCTCATCGCCTTGTATTCCTTGTGTACCTTGGATACCCGTTGTTCCTTGTGCGCCTTGAATACCTGTATTTCCTGTTGTTCCTTGCGTTCCCGTTGTGCCTTGATGTCCTTCTAATCCTTGCGTGCCTTGCGCTCCGTCAATGCCCTGAATACCCTGAGTTCCATCTGTTCCTTGTGGTCCAACTAAACCTTGAGTTCCTTGTACACCTTCATCGCCTTGAATACCTATTGCGCCTTGCACACCTTGTACACCAATTAAACCCTGTACACCTTGCGGTCCAGTAATACCTTGTACACCTTGTGCAAATCCCGCAGGACCTTGTACGCCTTGCGCGCCCGCCGCACCTTGTGGTCCAGGAAACTGAACAATAATTTGATTCGGATTAGAAGTAAAAAGAATTTGATTGCTACTCATCGTGTTACCTCAGCGCTAACTACTATTTGTCCTTGTACAACGCGTGTGACAAGGTTAGTGACGGGGTCGGTTAATTCAAGGTCATAATAATACGGACCTGGGCTAATTGGTTCTGTTTCTGTTGATGTTGCGGTAATTGTGATAATCCCTTGC